AGTTGACCTTAAAACGCCTTGGCGACCCCTTAGCGGGGCTGGAATCGCTATGCCTTGGGGCGTTGTCGGGTAGGCTTTCGGAGGGGGGCTGGCTGTATTCCCAGCGGATGACCCCCTTCTCGGCGGCATGGCGGATGTAAATCTCGCCCTTGAACTGGTTGGCGTGGTCCTTGAGGCCGGCACGGCCACGGCGCTTGGTCAGGCCGAACTTGTAGATCGGCTCCTCGCCCTGGCATCGGAAGAGGACGGCGACCTCGCGGAACCAGTTGGTGAACTCCGAGGAGCCGAGTCCCGCGTAGGCTAGGTCGGCGACGGTGTGGCCTTCCTTGTCGGAGGCGGCCTTAGGTTTGCCGGTGTGGTGCATGGCCACGAGGACGGCGCCTGTCTCGAGGAGGATGGGGGCGAGGTCATGGCGCAGGAACTTGGACGCCTGCTCCTGATCGGAGACGTCGATGCCCGCGAAGGAGAGCAGCGGGTCGACAAAGACGATGTCGGCCTTGTGCTCGATGATGAGGTCACGCAGCGCCGAGGTGAAGGTCGTGCCGGTGCTCACGGTGTCGCGGAAGATGGCGAGGTGTTCCCGCAGCTGAGAGCGTTCGGTGCTGTCGAGGTATGCCCCGGCGATGACGTCCTGCAATGCCTCGGAGATGTCGCCCGCGTCGTTCTCAGCCTGGAGCACGATGGCACGCAGGGGCTTGGCGGGCTTGATGCCGAAGAAGTCCTTGCCGATGCACCAATGCACGGCGGCCTGCATCATCAGGGACGACTTACCTGTGCCGGACTGGCCGACGATCAGTAGTGAGCCGCCCTTGCAGAGCCAGCGGTGGTTGCCGAGGATGCACGACGGGTCTTCCTTACGCTCAAAGGAGATGAGCGCGTCGAAGTCCATGCGCTGCGGGCCGTGCTTCGCCTTCCGCCCCTTGCGGGTCTCGGCGATGGTGGCATAATGGTCGAGTAGGGTGTCGGGGTCGGTGGCCTGTTCGGCGGCGACCAGGGCACGGCGGAGGATGGCCGCGTCCGCGATCATGTCGGCGTGCTCTAGGCGGAAGGCCGCTTGGCCTGCGTCACTGACCAGGAGCGAGACGGTGGCTTCGGTCACTGGGCTGTTGACCTGGCGTAGGCGCTGGCTGACTGTCAGCTCGTCAGGGGCGATGCCATCCACGGCCAGCGAAAGCATGGCGGCGGCGATGTCCTGATGGGCTGGCTCAAAGAAGTCGGAAGGCTGAAGGTCGCCCGGTAGGTGGGCGGCTTCGCGTAGGAGGACGCCGAGGAGGTGGCGTTCCGCGGCGACGTTATTCGGCGGGATCATGGAAGAGAGGTTGGGGTTTGTGGGCGTGGGTGCCCGTGGTCAAGATGCTTTAACGACAGGCACGGTCTAGGTCTGACTGGCGGTAGTAGGGGACGCTCCGCGGGTTGCGGAGGATGCGGACAGGGAGGGCCATGCCGTCGATGCGGTATTGCACGCCGCGGACGGTGCGGTCGTGCTTGCGGGCGTACTCGGATAGGGTGACCCATCCGGCGGGGGCCTTGAACTTGCCGGCGGCTTCAGCTGCGGCCTTGGCGGCAGGCCAGGTCTTGCACTTGGGCGACAGGCGGTAGATGAAGCGATTGCGGCTGACGGTCTTCCGTTCCGCGAAGCCAGCCTTGACGATGCGGGCGAGCGGCAGGGCGACTCCGGCGCGGGTGTTATAGCCTAGGAGCTGGATGACCTCCGTGGTCTTGACCCAGCCTTCGGGTGTGTCGTCGGCGTTGATCGCGGCGACGAGGGCGTGGGCGTCGAAGCGCTTCATCGGGCCTTGGGCGTGTAGACCTTGAGGTCGGTGGTCCAGACCCAACGGGAGCCGACGCGGTGGACGAGCCAGACCTTCCAGTCCTTGCCGTCGACCCAGCCGGCGGCGAAGCCTGAGCCCCAGCGGGAGGTGGCTAGGCGGTGCGACGCGTAAGCCATGGCGTCCTTCTGGCAGAGACAGCCGGCGGAGAAAGCGGCGCCGCCTTCGGCCTTGGTCAAGTTGACCTGGGCGAGCGTGTGCGTGTGGCCGTGGATCAGAGCGCCGCCGCGGTCGGCGTAGTGCTTGCCCTGCTCGGCGGTGGCGTTCAGGCCGTGGGCGTAACCGTGGATGAAGGCCACTTGGCCGAGACGATAGACGCCCTTCTCGGCGTGGTAGGGGAGGATGGTCTTGGCTCCGCAGCTCTTCGCGGCGGTCTTGATGCGGGCTTCGAGGTCGGCGCAGTAGTCGCGCACCAGGGCGGAGCCGGAGGTATGCTGCAGGGCCTGTGCCCGGTGCTCGTGGTTGCCCATCAGGTAGACGGTTGGCTTGGTGCGCTCAAGGAAGGCTTCGCCGGCCTCGATGTCGGAGATGAGGGACTCGGCGCCTTCGGCATCCTGCCCGGCTCCACGGCGCAGAGATCGGAAGTCAAAGCAGTCGCCGAGGTGGACGCGCACGGTCGGCTTGTAGTCTTTGATGAACTCGACCAAGGCCTCGACGGCGTTCTCGTCAGCCATGTCGCCGTGGTTATCACCGAAAGCGACGAAGCGGGTAGGGGTGCTCATTTGGTTGGTTGCTTAGGGATTGCTACCCAATGCGTTGGATTGGAAGGCCAAGTCTGGAAGTCAGAAAAGAAAAGCCATGCCTCTTCGGTTGACCCATCTTCCCATTCGGTCAGACCGTAGTGTAAAATCTGAAGTCCAAACTCCTTTGACCATCCTAGGATGTTGGTTCCATCCTTCGGGGCCGTCTCAATAGGTTGCCATTCGCTCATCGAATATTGATGTAAGGGATGGGCTTCCCGGCGTCGAAGGCCGCGAGCATCTCGTCACGGCGCTTGCGGGCGGTCTCGAGGTCGCTGGCGATGTTCTCGACGATGTCCTTGCCGCGACGACGCAGGCGGAACCAATAGCAGTCGCCGAGTTTCTGGAGGTGGTGGTTCGGGTTCTCGGCCTTGATGTAGGCAGGCTTATCGTTACGCCCGGTGCGGGTGTACTTCGGGCAGGCCAGCAGGAAGGCCAAGCGGTCAGGGGTTATGCCGACCTTGGTGGCCCAGCGCAGCGTGTCAGTGTTCAGAGTTTCCATGAGCGGGCGAGGTTGCGTCCTTCGGTCATGATCGCGTTACGCGAGGACGGCCTGAAAATATACTCCTGGTCGAACAGGTGCGAGGCGCGTATCTCGGCGATGCTGTCGAGCTCTTCGTCGTTGGCCGGGCCGACCCCAGCGGTGGCGACGTAGATGGTGCGGACCTTCCAGCCCTTCTCCCAGAGGATGTCCTGACAGACCCTGAGCTCGTTCACATATCTCCAGTCTGAACAGACGACCGTCTCGGGGGAGGGTTGGTCGTGGTGCTTCATCACCGGGCACCAGTTGGCGAAGTGGCGGGCGAAGACGTCCCGATCCATGCGCCGGGCGAACTTGCCCGCGTGCACGAGGAAGTCGCGGTTATCTACCTTGAAGTCTTCCTTGAAGAAGTTGCCGTCAAGGCCGAGGTAATCCATGTAATGGTTCGCGGCCTCCTTGAGCGCGTCGGCAAAGTTGATGTGCTCGGCGGGTCGCTGAGACCACTCAAGGATACCGGAGGCGAGCGTGTCCTTGCCCGCCCTGGCGTAGCCTGCGATCAGGACGAGCGTCGGGGCGGCCATGGGCGTGGGTGCTTCGGTCACGGGATTAGAAGGGGACGCCTTCGGGGGGCAGCGGCTCTTCGGGAGCGGTCGGCTTCTGGGAGCCCTTGGGGTACGTCATCTTGTACTTATACTGAGGCTTACCCTGCCACTCGCCGTTGGCCTCGACCTCCACGCCGACGAGGATGGTCTGGCCGCACGCGGGGGACAGGTACTCCAGGTACTCGGCAGGGGTCGCGTCGAGCCTGATCTCGTTGGTGTACTTGCCGGAGAACTTGCCGACGAGCATGGCGAGCGCCTTGCCGTACTTGCTCGAGAAGTTCTTGGACAGGCAGAAGCCTTTGTCGTCGACGAAGAACAGGCGGGCGGACGAGGTGCCGTCCTCCCACTGTTTGACCTTCTCGAACTTGGGCTTGATGAGTTTCAGCTTGTAGGTGCCGTTCGTGCTGATGGACGTGAGGGGCGGGCGGTCGTTGTTATCGGTGGTCATGGTATTAGGCGAAGTTGATGTTGGTCGCGGCGCTGGGCTTGGCGGCGATGTCGATGGTGGTGATCTCGGTCTGGTAACCGGGCCAGTTGCCCGAGGCGGTGCATTCCTTATACAGGGTCAGCGCGCGCTCGAAGTCGAAGGCGGCACCGGTCATCAGTTCCGGCCCAAGCTCGTATATTGCGTGGCAGAACGGGGGCTCTTTTTCTACCGCAATGAATCTAAAGCCAAGCACGCGGCACTTGTAGGCGGACTCGACGGCGTGCCGGTAGAAGTAACTTTGCAGCCCGTAATTATATTTGCGGCAGGCAGAAAGAAAACCTCGAGGGCTGGCGTCTTCACACGTTTTTAAGTCGTAGATGTAGCCGTCTTCGGAGATGCCGTCGATGGCGCACTTGACCAGGGTATCGCCGAGGAAGGCGGTGAACATCACCTCGGTCTTCGAGAGGACGATGCCGTTGTGCTTCATGCAGGCCGCAGCGGAGTTGGCCACGGCGTCGACGAGGGCACCCTCTTCGGCGGTCAGGATGGCCTTGCCTTCGTTAGCGGTGACGAACTCGGCCCACTCGGCCTTGCCTTCCTTCGTGCGCTTATCGACCTCGGGGGCGATGGCGTGCGTGGCGTTGTATGCGTCCAGCCCTTCAAGGGCCAGCTTGTGGACCGCGGTACCCACTCGGAGGGCCTTGGACTCTTCGCGGGTGCGGGAGAGGTAAGCCTGGTAGTGGGCGGGGGACTTGAGCAGTTCCTTAGCGCCGGATTGGTTGAGCGCTTGGATGCCGTCATAGATGACGCGTTCGGTGATGAGGTCGGGCATGGGTATGTTATTGGGTGTTGGTGGGAAATCAGAGAAGGGCCATGATGGCGTCGGCCTGATCGGGGCGACGGCGCTCGATGGCGGTCAGGCACATGACTGAGCCCACGGTGAAGCGGGAGCAGGCGACTGGGCGGCTGGCGTAAGTCTTGCATTTGCCGGAGCCGGAGAGGTGCGGGCATCGGGCAGGGACTTCGGCGAAGGTACTGCCAGCGATATGGAAAACCTCGCCGCGGGCGGAATAGAACTCGGTCGAGGTCGGGCTAGGGCTGATGGGCAGGAGGATGCTCTCACAGCACGCACCCTTGCAGAGTTCACAGGCTGTCATCTTCGGGGCTGGCTTTTTCGACGCTGGCGGAGATGCGGCGGACGTCTTCAAGGGCGGCCTCGGCGGCGTTCTCCATGGCCTCGAGCGTATTCCGCAGGACGCGCAGCTGGACGACGAGGACGTGGACGCGGTCATGGAGCGGCTTGACCTGGGCGGACTCATCAGCGGTCTCGATGTGATCCGTGAAGACCTGAAGTTCGGTGATGGCCGAGCGGTTGAGGCCGTCGAGCGTGATGATGTCGGCGTCGTGCTGTTCATAACGTCCGGCGATGTGCTGGACCGTGGCAAGCGAGCCTGTGATGTTCTCGA